TTCGTACAAATCGGAATATCGGATGTACACATCATGATCGAAGCATGCGCGTGTGATTGGTTTGCCATGCATCAAGTGTTGAATAACTTCAGAGAACTTCATTCGATCACCGTCCAATCTCGCGCCATGACATCATTGCCTGATAACGTTGCAAAACCCTTGCACCTCCACACGTTCGCGCCATCGAGCTCGTATCGCATCAGTGCAGCTTCGACCAGTTGAAGCTTGAATCGACCGCCATCACGCCACACAGGACGTCCTGCGCGTACATCTGTCATGATTGACTCGAAGGATTTGCGGCCACCGTAATTGCTTTGTTTTTTGCCGATACATTCTTTATACTCAATCCGCAGTGAAGGTTCTGACATCATCCATCGATTTATCATCATTATCGGATAACCGACGACTTCAGCTGCTTTGCTTCGTGTCTCACCGCTTGCGATGAGCTCCGCCCACTTGATCACGGTCGCGGTCTTTTCATCGAGCGAAATGTACGGATCCCTTTTCTTGACTGGCCTGTCTGGAGTTTCTTCCCTGATCCATCGATGCAATGTCTTCTCTGACATGTCCATAATCTCAGCTGTGCGTCTGATGTTGTGACCAGCAGCTCTCAGATCTTTGATTCGCACCATGAGGAGTTTCCGCTCCTCAATGTTTGTATTCTTGCCCACTTTGATTCTCCCCTTCAAAGTAAAACACCAGACACATCCCTGATGATGTGCCTGGTGCGACAGCGAGTGGCAAACGTTTCGGTCTACTCGCTGGCGTCCTCGCCGAATGGATCGGATATGTCATCGGTCTTGATGACAGGCTGCGCGATCTTCGTGAGCTTTTTCTTTGCAGTGACAGGAGAGACGGACACGATCGCGTTCGTCTGATAACCGCGTGTATTGAGCTTCGCATCGACAGTGACCATCCACTCCTTAGCCAGGAGCGAATCGATGTCGAGGTTGTGAAACTCGCTCGAAGTCAAGCGCCGTCCGAGCATGCCATCGAGCAGGATGGTGAGTGCAGCCTTGTCGGAACCATAGCCCTGGCGCGTAAACTTGACAAAGCGAAAAGCGTTGCTATTGCTATCGCCATATTCAGTTGTCTCGAATGTGAACTTGAAGTTCGGAAGCATGACATTCGGATCATCATAGGATGGTCGGTCGATTGATTCGACATTAGCCAGTCGGCAGACATAAGATCCTGCGACGGCCGCCTCAAACTGTGCGGCGCCATCGCTGAACGTCGCGTTAGAAAAGAAACCCATAACTCTATTTCTCCTTCGGTCTAAAAGACCACTCTGTGACAGTGCTGGCTCAGTTACCAATCCAGAAGGTGTTTCCACCAGCACCATCAAAGTTGACATTACCAGACATCAAAACACTTGTCAAACTATTCGTCGATGCTGTTCCGTGGCCCAGCGTTAGCGCCCGGGCCGCAGGAACAGTTTCGACTTAAGACCCCTAAGCGAGCACAATTCAAAAGCTCGCAGGGGGGGTTTCCAAAGGGGGGTTTTATTCAGTTGTTCCCGTTTTATGATACTTAAGGGCGGAACAGGTCGGGAACAGGTCGCGGGAACAACTGAATCGCCTAAAGTAGACCTGTCGGACGGTACATTTTTGCGTTGCGTGGACCCTTATCAAACGTAACAATCCGACTCGATTCGAGGTCCGCGAGTGTAGCCGCTACGACCGATTTCCTACTGCCGCATAACTCGACCAGGCGCGACTGTGAGATACCTGGTTCACCACTGATGAGCTCGATGAGTTTCGAGCGGATCTCTTGCGTAATGACCTCGCTCCTGGCGCCAGCATCAAGCGTCCTGACCTTCGTTAGACCATCCTCATCGCGAATCTCAAACGTCACGTCAATCGCGTCCTCATCACTGATCAGGCGGCCCTTAGTCACGAACATCCGATATAGCCCGTTCGCTTGCTTCTCGACGCTGTAGGCCATGTCAGCAGCTGCGACAATCTCAGCAGCGCCTCGCATACCTTCGTGCTTGACCGTCGAGTCAGTGCCACCCTTGCGATTGTGGTGAGCGATCAGGACAGTGATTCCGACATCGAGCAGCTTTTTGAATGAGTCGTAGAGTTTCCTCATCTGACTGTTGTCGTTTTCGTCCAGTCCATGCACACGCACCAGAGAGTCAATGAGCACCAGACCAATACCCTGCGACTGACAGTGCTTGACAATCCTCTCGACATCAAGCGGTTGGTCGAACCTGATGCCTACGCGGTTGAGATAACCCATTCCCTCAGCCGAACGCATTCCGAGCTTCCTCAGCCGTTCTAGGACCTTCTGGACGCCCATCTCTTCATCAAGGTATAAAACCTTCGTCTGTGGAATCTCGAACTCATTCAGCCACTTGCCACCAAAGCAACAGGCGCGAATAAGATCGCACATGACCCATGTTTTGCCACTGCCTGGCGGCGAAGAAATATAGTGCAGTCCACCAGTCGACAGCACGTTAGGGATTAGCCAGGACTGTTTACCGAGTTTCTCCTCCTCGACCTCCATTCGGGACCAGTCCCATACCTCCCAGGGAGCGAGAGTCTGGCCACCAGGCAGGTCATCAGGCACGGTCCCTGCTGCCCATTGTGACCAGAATCGACCAACGGTCTCGAGGATGACTTCACGTTCAAGTGGCGGATCACAATACGTGTCACTCCACCAGACGGCTTGAAGCTGCGCGACGTCGATGGTGTAGCGCTTTGCGCGGAGAAAACCCAAGAGCGTCACGAGTGCGTTATTACGGCCTCCGAAGGCGCCGCCAGATGACGGGTGAGGTTGCCACAGTTTGTCCCAGTGGTGCTCACCATTTGCCACGACGCGAGCATGCGTGGCCATGTCTCCGGCCACCATGGCGCGGAGATCGTCTAATGAAAGTTCGTCCATTTTAGTCCTAGTCCGAGAATGACTGCGTGTCCAGCGCAGTGGTTACGAGTTTACGACACTCCTCGGCATGTGCGACCATGCCCATCAATCTCATCTGCTCGATGCCGACGATGGTGTGATTGAAACAGTACAGCAGGTATCGACCATGCTTGTATTGTCCGAGGTCCCAATTGCCCCGCTCGCGCTTTGGAAGGTCTCCCGCTTTGGCGGCGATCAAAAGCCTAGACCACTCATCGCCCCATGGATGCGTGGTCTGTGTCTCCTCGACGATTCTGGAGGCTTCTGGAGGATACTTCGCGAGTTCCACCAATCGAGGGAGTTCCCTGTTCTTCCAGTTTAGAGTTCCAGGTATTCGTAATATTCGACTCGGGTTTTTACACTTGATGTCCGCAGCTTTTGAGAGTGTGAGCATCCAGCGTTCGAGAAGCTGTACAAATTCTCTTTGCTCGGTTGGCTTAGTCCCAATACCAGTAGTTTTGAGTCGCCTGTAACAGTGGAGACCCTTACCCGATCTAACCGCGACTGTGACTCTTTCAAGCGTTGCAGCCTGGTCCAGATCAGTAAGGTCATCGATGTCACACCAAAGTACACCAGCAGTATGGACATCATTGTCCCGTCCTCCTTTTCGCCAGCGTGGCAACACGCCGACATACACATCATCTCCAGCGTCACTCCACTGGATACACGCTTCGCCGATGCCGGTCCAGTCTGCTTCCGTCCTTGGAAGTTCCCAGAAGCGCATCTGCACTTTTCCCTGATTCATCGTTCGGATCTCGATGAAGCCGTCAGAGTACGGCTCAAACAGCCATGACAGGAAAGTCACAGCCTCTGATACACGATTCATTCTTACCCCTTATAATCCCTGCATGTCCAAGCAGGTCCCGACACATTACCGCAAACAACCGATTCAGCCCATCGAAATCATCGACGCCTATGGTCTCGACTTCAAACGAGGGAATGCTCTCAAATACCTTCTCCGTGCAGGTTCAAAGCCAGGCGAAGAAAAGACCGACGATTTGCTTAAGGCTGTCTGGTACATCATCTGTGAGATGCACAGCATCGAGCTCGCCGATGAGATCAATCAACAGCTGTTAGTTGATCCCACTCGCGATGCCTAAGTATTTGCATGTCGCCTCGACTGCTTCGTCCCAGGAATAGGCGACAAACCAAAGATAAGCATCACCAACAGACTCACGAAACGCGATCTGTCCTGGCGTTAGTTTGTTTTTGCCTGACTTCATCTCGATCCACATCCCGCAGTGCTGTCCCATCTGCACAGGGATGAAGATATCCCAGACTCCGGCCTTGAGTCCTTCGGACTTCATGCGGCCACCTGTGGCCTTCGACCTGTAGCCACCATTCGGCACAGCGAAGATTGTTCCCAGGCGCGCATCGTTACCACTCATCACTCGGCACCAGTTGAAAAACGCGATCTGCTGTTCTGATTCGTTCAAAGTTCCATCCTCTCAAAAATCTCCGCTAGGACATCAGCCCCAGCAGCCACCCGAAGTTTGTCGATTGCGCGCACCTGAATCTGTCTGATGCGCTCGCGACTGTAGCCGATCAGGATTCCAACATCCTCGAGTGAGCGACCATCCGATAACCCATCGAACCCATAGCGTAGACGAAGACATGCAATCTCGCGGTCCGTTAGGACTTCCATGACAGTTCGCAGCTGCGCGTAGAGAATCTCTTTGTCCAGGTGATCACCGACCGGAGGTTCATTCGATGGCATAAAGTCGTATCGGCTTTGGCCGTACGCGTTCGGTTCATCGATGCTCGACACCAATTTGACATCATGCTGAAGGATCTCTGTCAGCGACTTGACATCGAGTGATTCGATTTGCTTGTGAAGGTATCGCGGGTAAGTGTGAACGACCTCACGGACGTACACTAGCAGTTCCGCCGGTGTTGGAGTTTCACCGTGCTTGACGATGTATTCTTGGCGCGACACTCTGATGTGAGACAGTTTCGCGATGGCGTGGCTCGGTAACCGGATGTCACGACCACGAGTCTCGACACCTCGACCGACAGCCTGGCGAACCCAGTTGGTCGCGTACGTTGAGAAGCGGTGACCGAGTGAAGGGTCATAGCGCTGGACCGCGTGATGCAATCCGAGCATGCCATCGGTGATCATGTCTTCATGTTCGCATCCACGACCACGAAACTTCTTCGCGATAGCGCTGACCATGCGGACGTTGTGATTGACGAACTCAGCAGTCGCTTTGTCTTTGTCTTTGTCAGTGCCAGCCTGGACCATTCGACCCAGGAAGAACTCCTCCTCGGGCGTCAGGAGTCCAGTAGTGCTCGTGCGTCTACTGCCCCGGTATTGTGACCATGTCTTGATGGCGTCAGTCACGAGACTGCATCGCCTGGTGTGCACGGTGATCAGGACTGTTCGGCGTATCCCAGTCTGACGCCATCATGCATGCGGTCCAGACAGCACCAACGACCAGGACAAATGTCCCGACCACTTGGATGCGACGCTGTGTCCGGAGGCGGCGTTCGCGCTTGAGCTCACGCTGTGAGCAGATGTCACAAATGCGATGTCCACGACCATAAGGCACTGCGTTTTGTCTGTTGCATACGATGCACGAAAGTTTGATGTCCATTGTTTTGTCCTAGTCCTGTCTATTCTTAGAGAGTCTGATTCTGCGCTTGAGCAGAATCCACCGATGTACGTCGTACTCGCTTCGACCAACCACTTCAGCGATGCGCTTGATGGTTGAGATGCGTACCGCGTGAGCTCCTGAGAGCATTCGGCACACAGCTGATTTGTTTATGCCGAGTCGCTCAGCGATCTCGACTTGTGTGAATCCATACATGCCATCGTTATACACACAGTTGACACAGTATGTCAACCTATGCTAGGATGTTGATGTGGCGGACACCACACGAAGGAACAGGAAAATGGAACAGACACTTACAGAGAACGGCGTCATCGTCGACACAGCGCCAGTCGGTACATGGACAACAGCAGCTGCGTGGGCCGAATCACTTATCAGGTTCAATGCGTTTGCGGAGACATGCTGGTCGGTCGAATCGAAGACAGACACCACTGCAATCATCATTGTCGAAGGTGATGCATACACGTATGGAATCACCGAAGGCGACCGGACGATGAAGACATCAGCGATTGGAACAGTGAAGTGGTTTGTCGAGCAAGGTTTGACGATTCAACTCAGCAGCCCATCAGGACTGCATGACATTGATCTCGATGAGGCCATCGATGCCATCGAAGAGTGCGACGACGACGACATTCGCATCGAGGATGACGTCATCATCTTCGGCATGGGCGACGTTTGCATCAAAGCCAGGAACTAAGGGGGACAGGATGGACGAAAGAATCGAAATGAAGTGGAAGTGCGGACACACTGAAACTCACACGTTTGGATACACGACCAACGACATGAAGGCGAAGATGCGCCTCATGGCGTCGACGCTTGGAGTCTGCATGATGTGCAGCACACAGAAAGCAGCTGACGACCATTGGACGCAGATGCAGATCCTGCTTCGACCACGCACCATCGTGATGACTGGATCACAGCGCCAGGTCGAATGGGCGCGTCAGATTCGCGCATCGATGTATGACAGTCTCGCTGTCATACACGACCAGCTGCGCCTAGCGCATCTTGACCAGCGGCAGGAATGGGGAGCTATTGTGATCGCACTGCGA